ACTTCTCCTTGCGGCAGGTTTAACTGCTGCTATCAGTATTCCCGCAGTTGCACAGGCTTTCTGGTGGGGTGGGGACAAGAAGGCAGACGCCCCTGTTGCCTTCAAACTCAACGGGGCAGGTGCGACCTTCCCTGCTCCCTTGTATAACTCCTGGTTCCAATCTTTTGCTAAAGAAACTGGAAATAAAGTGAACTACCAAGCAGTTGGTAGTGGTGCAGGTGTCCGTCAGTACACTGCTAAGACCGTTGACTTCGGTGCCAGCGATGGTGCTGTGTCAGATGCTAAGCAGAAACTGCCGATGATCCACATTCCTATGACCGGTGGTGCTATCGTCCCTGCATACAACTATCCTGGTTGTGAAGCAAAGATGACTCAGACTCAACTTGCTGATGTCTTCCTTGGTAAGATCACTAACTGGTCTGAGTTTGGTTGTGCCGACAAGAACATCTTGACTGTTCATCGTTCTGATGGTTCGGGTACTACCAAAGGTTTCACCAACTCCCTGTCTGCATTCTCTCCTGAGTGGAAGAAGAGTGTAGGAACTGGTAAGTCAGTTCAGTGGCCTGTTGGTGTTGGTGGCAAAGGTAACTCTGGTGTTGCTGGTACTATCAAGAACCAGATCGGAGCTATCGGTTATCTGAACTATGGTTATGTGAATGGTGATAAGTTCCAACAGGTTGCTCTTCAGAATCGTGCAGGTAATTTTGTAAAGGCAAACAGCGAAACTTCTGCTGCTGGACTTGCCAAGATTGTTCTAGACGATAAACTTCGTGGGGCAGATCCTAACCCTGCAGGTGCGAATGCTTACCCAATCGTATCTCTGACTTGGATCCTTGCCTATCCTGAGTCCGCTCCTGGAGTCAAGGAAACTCTTCGTTATATGCTAAGTGAAAAGTCGCAAGCGGTTTCAGATTCTTTGGGATATGTACCTCTCCCAGAGTCTCTTCGACAGAAATCTCTTGCTGCAGTCGAAACTATCAATTGATCAACACAGGCAGGCTTGACGACCTGCCTTTTTTACTATATAATATGTAAAGTTTTATAACACACTGTAACATGACCGTAACAACAAACGAATACGGACAAAACAATCTCTTCGCAAAAGAGCCTCAAATGGTTGTCGAAGACTACAATCGTAAGGGTCTGTTTTCTCCCATGCAATACAGAGAGATGTACAACGGACGCTGGGCAATGATGGGTATTGTCTCGGGATTGCTTTCCTACGCAATTACTGGTAAACTCTTCTTCGGTATTTTCTGATTAATGGAAAACTCTATTCTTGAAATTCTTACTTACTATGTTATTGGTGGTGCCCTTTTGATTGGTGCCCCAGGAGTATTTTTCTACATTGTATTCATGCCAGCCCTTCAGAACACGAAGGGTCGTATGGTTGGATACAAGGACCACAAGCAATACGGAGACTCCTCTATCTACGAGAACACTCCAAGTGATCAATCTAAGTTTTACCTGGAACTTCCTGGGTAATATATACGTTAGATGATCGAGGTATTATGCCCAACTCAGACCAGCTTTATGTGGATATGCAGAAACTCGACGATTTGTATGAAGAGTTACTGTGGGATCCAGACGATACGCTACAATTTACTCACGATGGTGAAAAAATCATCATCAAAAACCTAACACAAATGGAGAACAAACAATGAAATTCGGATTCACACCTGAAGCAGAAATTCTTAATGCCCGTGCAGCAATGATTGGATTCGTTGCAGCAGTCGGTGCGTATCTGACCACTGGACAAATCATTCCTGGTGTCTTCTGATACGTTAAAACAATACTAAATATTATCATCTCAGTTTTCTGAGTAGAAAGCCAAAAGAGGTTCATTGACTAAAGTCCAAAAGACTACTATATTATGCATGAACCTCTTGTTGGATAAAACACTACTAGTATGGCGCTCACAAGAAACGAGTTAATCAAGGTTGTTGTTGCAGACGCAATGGTACACTGTGAATCACCTGATTACTCCGAAAAACTTAAGAAGATGTATCACAAGTGGGAACATGCATCGAGTCAAGATCTTTGTAATGAATACAATAGAATAAACAAATGTAGTCTATCAGTAGATCTACTCTACCCATAAATAATTGAGCATTGCTCTTTCAATATGGAATCCGCTCCAAAGAAAGAGGAAACCAAACAGAATAAGTTTGATTGGGCAGACGAGGGATTGTCTGCTCTGGTGCGAGTTGTTATTCTTTCGTGGTCCGCAGCAATTCTTACACTTAATTATGTGACTATTCCTGGTGTTCCTCAAAAGAATATCGATCCGACTTTCATAGCCAGTGTGTTCACCGGAACTTTAGCTACGTTCGGGGTCGTTCCTACAAAGAAAGATAGAAAAGAAGGTAGCGAAAAGAAAGTCGATACAAAAGAAAAAGTTGAGGGATAAGTGTATAGAGAACCACACCTCCAGAAAAAATCTGATGAATGTGCAGACCTTTGGAGGGAGTGGGAATCTCTATGGCGAAAAAAGATTTAGGTGCGCCAGAGGCGAGAAAGAAATGGTGTAACTGTGTTACAGAATTTGGTGAAATGGTAAGTGAGGAAGTCAAAACAAATCCTCGTTACAATTTAAAATCGCACTGGTCTGATCGAATAGATAATGTAGTTGAGTAAACTAATATGAAGTTCTTCTTTGCGCTACTTGCTACACTATTTCTTGCTACACCTGCTTGGGCTGTAGATGTAAACATGGGTTCTGGTGGGAACCTAGTGTTTGATCCTGCAGAAGTAACCATCAGTGCTGGCGAGTCGGTTCATTTCGTTAACAATATGCTCCCACCACACAACGTCATCGTAGAAGATCACCCAGAGTTAGGTCACGAATCCCTAGCAATGATGCCTGGTGAAGAGTTTGATGTTGCATTTCCAGAAGCGGGTGACTATACTTACTGGTGTGGACCTCACAAAGGTGCTGGAATGATAGGTACGGTACACGTCGAATGAGTGAAGACGAAAAACGAGAGTTTTACAAATCATTGAGAGAACGAATCCTTCAATTAAGAATGGGTCATTTGTTTGAAGAGCCCTGTCCACTCTATGAACCAGAATGGGAAGATGATGAACACTTTTAACACTTGGGTTTTAAACCTAACAGTTGCAATCATAGATTTTCTCTACCAAGGTAGAGACTATCAAAGGTTCTGGGTGCTTGAGGAAATTGCTCGGGCACCATACTTTGCGTTCCTTAGTGTACTACATTTCAGGGAAAGCATGGGACTCCGTGGTCCAGAACACATCTATCTGATGGAGGAACATTTTGCTCAAACTCTTAACGAGACAGAACATCTGGAGTATATGGAAAGTCGGGGCGGTAATGCTTATTGGATTGATCGCTTCTTCGCCAAATCTCTTGTACTTATCTACTATTGGGTCAACGTGGTTTATTATTGGTTGGCTCCTCGCTCTGCTTACCATCTCTCCTATGAAGTAGAGATACATGCTGCAGAGACTTATGGAAAGTATCTCGCTTATAATGGTCCTGATGAAAAAATCCTTGAGATCTTAAATGATGAGTTGGAGCACTCCAGAGAACTTCAACTTGCTATGGAGAAGATCAATGTCTAAGAAATGGATATGGCGTGGAAAAGAAGTTGACCTACCTGATCATGTAACTAAAGCAGAAGTGCAGGAGATGATAGATACCGCTATACGAAGACACAATCGTAATGCTGGTATCATCAGTATGTTTGTTGGGTTCTTTGTTCTAGGACTTTTCTCTGAAGGTCTTCTTAGATTGATTGGAGCTATACCCCCACTATTCCCATGGATGGATATACATTTATAGAATGGGTAGGAGTTGCTACTGCATTTTTGTTTGGAATCACTATGATATGTCAAGGACATTTTATCTTTCATCAGAAACATGGCTACTCCAGAAAAGAAACAGAAGACCCAGAAGCAAGAGACCGAGTTAGACGCCAAGTCGAAGCGGCAATTAGAGATCGAAAAGATGATTCATCCTCATGATGATCCTCCTGATCCAACTGCAAACATGGGTAATTACAATTTCCCACAAATGCTCTTTGCTTTTTGCTTAGGAGCTACTACAATGTTTGTCTTATCTGTGAATGAGATAGACAAATTCAAGGGATGTCCCTTACCAGAATATTTTCAAAAAGAGGTTAAAGGATGAAAGTAGGAATGATTGGTCTTGGTCGGATGGGCGAAGGCATGTCCCGTCGTTTGATCAAAGCAGGACACGAAGTACATGGGTATCGTAACAATGTTAAAAAAGCTGAGGAACAATATGAAGCGGGTTATATCAGTGGATATACCACTTCTATTCAAAGCCTTGTTCAAGTAGTGCATTCTACTTCGGGTGTATTTGGTGATACGTCAAGATCTCCTGGCGTCTTTATGATGGTAGTACCAGCAGAAACTGTAGAGGACACTTTAGATGAGCTACTATCATTTTGTATGGAAGGCGATATTATTATTGATCATGGCAATAGCAATTTTAAGGACTCTA